CTGGGATTCCAAACGGCACGCCAATCCGACCAGATTGGAAAGTAATTTCGATTTTAGACGCTGGCGAAGACGAGCAAAGAGACGAAGCAGCATCAAAAACAAGAAAATACGTTGACGGTTATTTGGCTCTAACTCACCGTTACGGCGGGGCTCTTTCAGGCGGACAAAGAGATTCTGGGATGCCTGGAACGGGGGTTAATTATTGCCGTCGAGTTGGCGTTATTGAGCATCATCCTGTGGGCGGTGGCGTCAATACTGTCACGCATACTGTTGAGGACAGTAGACAGTCAGAAGGTCAGGTTCTTGAAAAGTGGGCAAATTTAACGAAAGAAGTCGAAGTCAATCCAGGCGACAAAATTGTGATCTTACTTGGCAAGGGAAAACAAGAAAGCGAGCCTTTCCCTGAAACCGGAGGGCATGGTTTTCCCCCGGCTGATTTGAGCGACATAAGATCTGCCATCCAGGGAGAGTCCACTAGGTACGACCAACTTTTAAGTCAAGGCTCCACCTGGATGATTGGCAGATCAACTTGGCAGGTTGTTGAGCGTCCCAATGAAAGATACGACGTAGAAAGGCATTCAGCCAATGGATTTAGGATTACTCTGAAGTGCCTTGAGGGCTGGAGCCGCAACCAGCGCAAGATTGGAATTGTAGACCGGCAGGCAATTGAAAGAGAAGATTACTTGCCTTTTTCGGACATTGAAGAATCGTACTACCCAATTCTCAGATATGAGATTGGCACATTCCAAAATACTAGAGCTTGTGATGTAACTGAAATCGGTATCAAGTCTCAGGTATGGGCAAGATTTAACAACATAACCAACTTCAACACGCTAAAGCCTCCGGGCATAATGGCTCAGTTGAATAACAAAGACGTTCAAGTTACTGAGGGAAAGCTGACCACCTATGCTCACAGGATGTCGCTGTTTGCACTTGACGTTCGTTTAAGTGATTACGACGAGACGGCTACAAATAATAAGGGTTGGACAAACTTAGGGCCATACCTTTTCGCAGTAGTAGGAGATTCGCCTGTTGACATCTATTCGTTTATCAGGGTAACTCACCCTTCGCACAATCAGTTTGAATACAGGCTAAGACCTTTTAACAGCGCCATTCCGACGCAGCAAAGCGCAGGGACAAACACTGTTTTTGTTCTTGATGGAGCGAAAACCCCGTTAAAGAGCTGGAGCGTTTCAACTTATCTTGGCAGCTTCACTCTTGCTGGTCGCGGATATTTTGCCCAGCCGATTGACTATTTTACTCATTTAGAGATGGCAGTCGTCCCCGAAAAGATAACAGACGACGATGGGAAAATTAATCTTGTTTATGGAGGTTTTCAGCCAGATTCGTCAAAGACAAGCGTCAGCTTGGTAAGCATTACAGCAACCGAATCAGCAGGCATTTACACGGCTGGTCAAGCCATTGAGCCAAGAACTTTAAGCAATATTTTGTCAATTGTTGCAAATGAAGATCCTTATTTTGACAACATCGCAGTAGGCACACAAAAGAATGTTAATTGGCAATACACAAGAGACTCAGGGCGTGAAGTTTACATGGACATGTCTATTCGCTCTGTTGAAATCAACTACGACGGAACGGCTAGGAACAGGTGGTGGGAAATTGCAGCCACAGCAATTAGGGACTTCAGTGGCGACTGGAACGCAGGTGATACGTTTATTAAGTTTGCACGAAATACAAACGGGATTCAATTCTCGTTTAAGTATGAGATTGTTTACGGCTCAACCTATCAAGAGTTTGACACTCCTCAATTTGCTACCAGACTGTTCCAGCGTTACAGCGGAGTGGCGGAAGTTTCACATTATGGAGACTTGATCAGCCGCAGCTGTGACAACGGCCCTGAACATGAGCTGATTTATGTCAACGAAACTCTCAGCGAAGAAGATCCTGTTGATTACAAAGGATGCGCTTTGGCTGGATTGAAGTTAAAGTCAAGCGATAACTTTACTCAGCTTGACCAGCTTCGTTGTTATTTAAGGACTGGCGTTGAGGTGGAGCGGTTGCTAGATGGCGATGTTGCTGCCAGTAATCTTCTCACGGATCTGATGTGGTACTTAACCACAAACAAAGACACAGGAACAGGTTCAATTGTTAATTCCGGTTTAATTGACCGAGACGCTTTGATTGTGACTGCCAAGTATTTACGAGCCAATCAGCTGTTCTGGGATGATGTAATCGCTGAGCCTATCAATCTTCGTAGTTGGCTTGCTGCTCAAGCGCCTAGCGTTTTGTGCTTTACAAGCATGAAAAACGGCAAAATGTCGCTTGAGCCTGCGCTTCCTTTCCGCAGCAGCGATGGGGTCATTGATCCATCTCAGCCAGTAGCAATTTCAGGAATGTTTACTGAAGGCAACATCATTGAAGATAGCTTGGAGATTAATTGGCTGGAGCTAGAAGAAAGAAAACTGTTCCAAGCTTCAATCCTTTACACTCGATCCAGACTTAATCAGTTCCCAGAACAAAGAACTCTTGTTGCCCGTTATACAGACGTTGCAAGCAGCTCAGAACTACCTGTTGAGGAATTTAATTTTTCTCATATTCACAGTACCGAGCACGCAAAGAAAGTTGCTCGATACTTTCTTGCGCTTCGCCGCTATCAGACTCACACGATTACGTTCCAAACCTTGCCTTGGGGTTTAAGCCTTGAGCCGGGCAACCTTATTCGGGTTGCTAGTGAGATGAGCCCTTATCGTCCTGAAAACAATGGGGTTATTGACGACAATGGCGGTGTCATCTCTGTAGTCCCACTAGCTGACGGCAATTATTCCGTTTTCTACTGGAACCGTCAAAACGCCGTGATCCAAGAGGGCACGTTAGAAATCAAGAACGGTAAGGCCACTGAGCTGTTTGGAACGGTGTTTTCTGTAAAAGGAGGCTCTAACGAAGATTCGCAGATTTATCAGATTGAGGCTCTTGACGTAAACGAGGATGGGATTGTCACGATTAAAGCCAGCAATTACGCAGTAGACTCAGCAGGTAGAAGCTTACTGGCGCTTGACACGCTAGGCGAGAACAGCAACTTTGAGTTTGTCGGGGGCGATGTGGACTGATGGCATTTCCTACTATTGCGCCAACATCAAGATCGTTTGATTATGGCGACTGGCCTGTAAAGAAATTTAAGTCTCAAAGCGGGTCAGAGGTCAGGATTCTCTATGGGGACAAACGGGTCAACCACACGCTTTCACTTAGTTACCAAAACATTACTGACAGTCAGGCCGAAGAGTTCGCGCAGCATTATTACGACCAAAAAGGCACCTACCAGACTTTTGACTTTGGCACTGCCATCTCAACGATTGGTCAAGGCTGGGAAGGCTCTTCAGACTTTTTCAATGCTGGATCGGCAGTTCAATGGCGATATGCAAAACCTGTCTCGATCACTCAAGTTCGACCGGGCATAAGTAGCGTTACAGTGAGCTTTATTGCTGTTGGAGTGAGCTGATGGCCAAGGTTTACACCGGCAGAGATGGCGCTTTACAGATAGCTGGCACGACTGTGGCCAAGGTCGTTAGCTTCTCGTTCCAGAGTGATTTGGAGACGTTAGAGACCACTACGTTGAGCGACAATATTCGCAGCTATTGCGCTGGCATTGTTGGCTATTCAGGAAGTGCGTCTTTGCTTTACTACAAAGACGACTCAGACTCAATTAATACGACTGACCTTCTCAGCAAGCTGATTAAGACTGGAACAGCTGGCGTCAGCTCTACAGACACGGTTGAGTTGACGTTCCGTTGGATTGATGGAACGGACAACAATGACATCAAAATGACCGCATACGTCACAAGTGCAAGCATGGGCGCTGCAACTGCTGAACTGGTCCGAGCAGAGATCTCTTTTGTTGGTACGGGTGCATTGTCAACCGCGTCAATCTGATGAGCGTTTATCTAGGGACATTCGGGGAAGTTGAACTGCAAAGGCAGTTTGATGGTGGCGAGTTGTCTTCTGTTATCAATACAAGCGATGTGAACGTTTCTAAAAAACGTTTTAGCTTTGAGTTTGAACATGGCCAGTTGATAACAGGCGATCAACTGCAAATCAAAAGTACAGACGGGAGCGCCTTAGATTTCATCGATAGTTACACCGATGACAGCATTACAAGATTTATTCATGTTGACGAGCTAGATGGCGTAAGGCTTTACACCAGTTTTTCCAATGCAGTCAATGGAGGTAGTGCGAACGCAGTTACGCTTGCCGCTCCAAGCAGTAACATCTCGATCAAGGTTGAGGTGCAGAACAGCACAGGCCGTTTATTGGCTCAAGTTAGTAGTTTTGAGCTTAATACTGAGCGAGAGACTGTTGACACAACAACGCTTTCGGATGAATTTAGGAGCAGAATTAGCACGTTAATGTCTGGCTCTGGCCGGATGACTTGCTTTTGGGAATATACCGGCAATACTGCAAACGAGCTTCCTCATTACCTGTTAGAACTTTCTCTAAGGACTCGCGTTGGCAGTCAGTTTGGCGGAAAATTTTACATTAAAACGAACAGTTACAACCCTGGCGGGGCAACTGAAACGGCTGATGATGAGATCTGGTATGAGCTGACTGGAGTGCTTACGGCTTGCGCTGTTCAGTTTTCTCCTTCGACGACTGTTCAGTTTACTGCTGATTTCATTACTACTGGAGCGATTCAAATCAGAATGAAGACTGATCCCACAAGTGATGTCTTGCAGGAAAGCGGGGATGACATACTCTTGGATCAGGATGCTAACGCTAAACTGCTGCTAGAGACCGACTAGCAACCGCAGAGGAATGACCGCTAATGGCTGACCTGAAAATTAGTGATCTTTCGGCCCTTAGTGGGGCAAACCTAGCTGCGGCTGACGAGCTTGCCATCGTCGATTCAAGCGCATCTGAAACCAAGAAAATCACAGTCAGTGCCCTGATCGATTCAGGCGTTGATCTGATTTCAAGTGGTGGGATACCTGGGGCCAAGATTTTATTTGGATCAGCAGAGATTGCAGGAACTGCGCTTGCAAATAGCGCGGTTACAGCGACTCAACTGGCAGATGACGCTGTTACGGCTGCCAAGATCGCTGACGAGGCAACCGTTGACCTTGTTACAACGCTGCCGAGTGCTGGTGCGTTTACCGGACAGATCGCTTTAGATACTGACGACAATAAGATTTACATCTGGGACGGGTCTGCTTGGCAGAGCGTTAAG